TACTTTTGTTGGTTCTACTATGATTAGATGTGAGTTAAATCCTTTCCCTGATCATAAACCTCCTTTTGTTATAGTTCCTTATCTTCCTGTTAAAAACTCTGTATGGGGTGAACCTGATGGTGCTTTGTTAACTGATAACCAAGCTATTATTGGTGCAGTAACCAGAGGTATGATAGATCTTCTTGGTAAATCAGCTAACTCACAAACTGGTGTAGCAGCTGGTATGCTTGATTCAGTAAACAGGAAGAGATTTGAGAAAGGATTAGATTATCAGTTTAATCCTGCTATGCCTCCTCAGAATGGAATATTCCAGCATGTATATCCTGAGATACCCCAATCAGCTTTCTTAATGATTCAAAATATGCAACAGGAAGCTGAATCACTTACTGGTGTAAGAGCATTCCAGGGAACTCAGACTTCTCTTGGTAATACTGCTACTGAGGTAAGAGGAGCATTAGATGCTGCATCCAAGAGAGAAATGGGTATCCTTAGAAGATTAGCTAAGGGTATAGAAGAAGTAGCCAGAAAGATAATGGCTATGAATGCTCTCTGGCTCAATGATGAGGAAGCTATCCGTATTACTAATTCTGAGTTTATTAGGGTTAGGAAAGATGATCTCAGGGGAGACTTTGATCTCAAGATAGACATATCCAGTACTGAACAGGATAATGATAAAGCAGATACTATTGCTTTCATGATGCAGACTCTTGGTAATACTGTACCTCAGCCTATGGTTCAATTACTTATAGCTGAGTGGTGCAGACTTAAGAAGATGCCTGATATGGAATACAGGATTAAGAACTTCAAGCCAGAGCCAGATCCTAATCAGCAGAGATTACAGGAAGCTCAGATTAAGCTTGCTGAAGCTCAGGCTGCATTAGCAGAAGCACAGGCTCAAAAAGCTCAGGCAGACGCTCAGAAATCTATGGCTGAAGCTCAGAGTACTATGGTTGATGCTCAGCTTGCTCCTCAGGCTAAACAGCTTGAAATGCAGTCTAATCTCATGCAGGCACAGGCTAAATCCAAGTATATGGAGTCTCAGGCTAGAAAGATGGATCTTGATTATATTCAGAAGTCCACAGGTCAGACCCATAGAGAGGATATGGAGAAGCAAGGTGCTCAGGCTAAGGCTCAGGCTGAAAAGAGTCAGCAGGAGTTAGCTATGAAGTATATGATTGAAGCTTTGAAGGCTAAGGAGAAACAGAATGGCACAAAGTCCTCTTAATCAAGCCAGAGATGGTGAGAAACTCACAAGGCTGATGAAGAACAAAGACTTCAAAGAATTAATCTTAGATGGATTTTTACATGATTTTGCTCTGGAAATGAGTTACAAGTATTCATCACCAATAGCCAACAAGGAGTATGTAAATAATGCTCTCATTGGTATTAGTGTATTCAAGCAATACTTAGATTCCATCAGAGAGAAATCAGAACAGGCATATATTCAAATAAGGAATGAGGAAGAGGTATGAGTGAACTCACTGCATTTCAAAATAATGTAACAGATGATATGATTGCCGGTACAGACCCTGATAAGGCATTACAGGCAATCGAAATTGGTTATAATGCCGGATTACAAAATAGGGCAGAAAACCAAGGAGTTGCTACTCCTTCAGATAATAATCAACCAGTTCCAACTACACCTACCGAGGTTGGTGAGCAACAGGCTCCGATTGATTATGAGGCTGAGTATAATAAAATCATGCAGCCATTCCAGGCTTCAGGTCATGAAGTTCGTCTTAGAAATACAGATGAAGTCATATCCCTGATGCAGAAGGGTGTTGATTATACTAAGAAACAGCAAGCTTTGAAACCTCGTCTCAAGGAAATGCGTGCATTAGAGAATGCTGGCATGTTGGGTGATAACCTTAACTTTGCTATAGATCTTTATAATGGAGACCCCAAGGCTCTTAAGCATTTAATTGAAACCAAGAAAATAGACTTATCTACTCTTGATACTGGATCTAATATTGATGAGAATGGAAACCCTATTCCATCTGATTATGTTCCTAATAACCATGAAATTTCAGACCAACAGTATGATCTTGAGACTGTTCTTAATGAGATCTACCAGAGTCCTGAAGGTAAAGAGGTTCAGAAAGTTATTCATTCTTTGGATCCAAAAAGTGCTGATGAGTTTATGGCACATCCTGAGTACTTTAAGTCATTACAGTCTCAGATTCAAAATGGTTTCTATCAAGAAGTTATGAATGAAATTGATCATCGTAAGTTAGTTGGTGATCCTACCATTGATGGACTTAATTGGTATGAAACTTATATGAAAGTTGGTAATGATTTATTTGCAGATAAACAGGCGTCCAGATATAAAGAGCAACAGCAACAGTTACAGAATCTTCAGCAACAGCAAGCTCAAGCGTATTACCAGCAGCAGAGAAAGAGTGCTGCAAGACCTACAAGAGGATCTTCACCTGTACAGCAACAGTTTGATCCATTATCTATGTCAGATGAAGAGTTCTCGAAGCTCGATGTTAATCAATTATTTAGGTAATCAAAATGGCTGATAATTTTACTGGAATGCAATATGGTAATGGTGGTGTAACTAATTTCCCCTACATCCCTACCGCTGATGGCTATCAGAATGCTCCCTATACTGAGTCTGTAAAGGTTGATGGTGGTATTTCTGGTTATACTCCTAATCATAAGACTGTAAAGGCTGAAGGAAACATGCTTCCTCAGTTACAGGATTATTACTTTCAAAGGCACGCACTCATAGAAGCAAAGGAGGATACTTATTTCCTCCAGTTTGCTACTGTAGAGAATCTTGCTGCTCATACTGGCAAGACTATTAAGCAGTATATTTACTACCCTCTTATTGATGACAGGAATATCAATGATCAGGGTATCGATGCTACTGGTGCTAAGATTGAGAATGGTAACTTCTATGGATCCAGTAAGGATATTTCTACTATCCTTAGTGTTCTTCCTACTATTGGTGAGACTGGTGGTAGGTATAACCGTGTAGGTTTTACACGTGGTATCCGTGAGGGAACTATTGCTGAGCTTGGATTCTTCTTTGAGTTCACTGAGGATGAGTTAACCTTTGACTCTGATCCTGAGCTTTATCAGCATTATACAGATGAGGCTATTAAGGGTGCTCATAAGATCCAGGAAGCACTCATGGCTATTGATATCATCTGCTCTGCTGGATTAGTTCAGTATGGTGGTACTGCTACTTCCATTGACACTATGGATGCAACTTCTGAGATCACTTATAAGGATCTTCTTGTACTGGGTCAGAGACTTCGTGATAATAAGGTTCCTACTCAGACTAAGATTCTTACTGGATCTAGGAACATTGATACCAAGACTGTTAAGGGTGGTTGGTCTATGATTGTTCCTTCTGGATTAAGGATTACCTTTGAGACCATGAAGGATCTTCAGGGACGTCCTGCATTCATTCCTACTGAGAAGTATGGTGATCAGACTACTCTTGCTAATGGTGAGATTGGTCGTATAGGTGAGTTCAGGATCATTGAGGATCCTTACATGCCTATCCATGCTGGTAAGGGAGCAGCAGCTGCTGATGGTTATGCTTCTACCAATGATAAATTCAATGTATATCCTATGGTAGTTATTGGTGATGATTCCTTTGCTACTATTGGATTCCAGTCTGATGGAAAGACTTCTAAGTTCAATATCATTGTAAAGAAGCCTGGATCTGAGACTGCTAATGCATGGCATGATCCTTATGGTAAGACTGGATTCTGGTCTATTCAGTGGCGTTATGGCTTAATGGTTAAGAGACCTGAGCGTTTAGCATGTCTCTATACTACTGCTAGGCTTTAATTTAATATTTAGTATTAACCCTGGCTCCCAATTCTGGGAGCCTTTTATGAGGAAACTTATAATGGAAGTCTCATTAAACGATCTTAAGAAACAGGCAGATGATCTTGGTATTACTTACTCACCTAATATTGGTGAGGCTACTCTTCTTGAGAAGATCCAGAAAGCAAAGATTGCTAAGGGTATTATCGATGCAAGAGCTAAGGCCAAGGATGAAAAGAAAGAGCTTACGAAGCTGCTTCATGTACAGATTACTAATCTTAATGATAAGGAGTCTGATATACCAGCTAAGTTCTTTGAGATTGGAAATAGGGAGATGCATCTTCGCAAGGCTATTCAGTTTGATACTCCTATATTTCTTGAGAAGTGGGTTGTTGATTATCTTAAGAACCAGCAGTTTGTAAAGATGCCTGATACTGCTAATGCCGCAAGACGTGGCAAACCAGTATCTAATGAGCCTAGGCTTATGCCTGCTTATGCTATTCAGTACCTTCCTGATATTACTCCTGAGGAATTAGAGGAGATGAAGAAGGATAAGCAGATGAGGAATGCTACTATCAAGGAGAAGTAATGACATTATCTATTGATAGATTTACTCAGGATAAGCTCTTTGAGAATGGTGGTCAGGGAGCTTTTGACAGACTGGTTCATATAGGTGAGGAGAATTTAAGAGTTGAGTATGATCAGGGAAGGATTACTGGATCTGATT